CTCTCAGCAGGGTGCCGTCGTTAGCCCCGATGTCCACGACGAGATCCCCGTCGTTCAGCCCTGACAGCAGCCACATCGCCAGCTGGGCGAAGTGCTGCCGCAGCGCCCTGGTGTTACCCGAGGCGTATGGATGGGCGGGGGGGAAGACCAGCCGGGGGTCAGCTATGTGGGTCAGCTGGGCAAGGTGGCAGTTCCTGCATTCCACGAGCCGCAGCGAATACCGGGGGGCGTCGGTGCGCATGTTCTCGGGCAGCGGCACCGACCCCATGTTCAGCAGGAGGGTCAGCGTCCCGTAGCCGCAGACCTGGCAGGACCGGGCTTCACCCATGAGTCTTGTACCAGTCCACGGTGCGGGCCATGCCGTCGTGGAAACCCCACCGGGGGCGGTAACCGCCAGCAGCCTCGGTCTTGGCCATATCCGGGAGCCGGCGCGGCGGTGAGCCTTTCGGCAGCGTGCCCGGCAGGATCTTGATCTCCCGGCCGTAGCATTCGGCTACCTTCCGGGCGACGGCGGAGATGGACCGCTCGTCCATCCTGCCCACGTTGTAGATAGCCGGCGAATCGCCAGTGTCCAGCAGTGAGACGAGCTGGTCGGTGCAGTCTTCGATGTAGCAGAACGCCCGCGTTTCCTGGCCGCTGCCCTGAATGGGGAACTCGATGATTCCCTCTGGCTGCTCATGCACGAGGCGGTTCATGCGGATGCAGAACTCGGGGATCACGTGCTCGCGGCCCATGTCAGGGCCGTAGATGTTGTGCGGGCGGGCGATGATCAGCCGGTCGAGCACGCCGGCCCGGTGCCAGGCGTTCGCCATGACCTCGCAGGCGATCTTCCCGCCGCCGTAGGAGTAGCGAGGGTTCAGCGGGTCAGGGACCGTCAGCGGGATCGTCTCCGGGGTCGGCACCACCGACGCCACCTGGTATGCCTCCGAGGAGGACATCAGCATTAGGTTGCCGACGCCGTGCTGCTCGCAGGCATTGAGGATGTTCAGCATCCCCCGGACCGCGACATCGAGCACCTGCCGGGGCTCGGCGTAAAACGTCTGGGTGCCTTGCAGGTAGGCCAGGTGGATGACGCAGTCCTGGCCGTGGACAGCCGAATGCACCTTCAATTCCTGGCGGACATCACCGGGAATGAGGGTGATAGGCAGTCCGGCCAGGCGGTCAGCGCGGCCACGGGAAAAGTCATCGAGGACGGTCGCATTGTGGCCATCGGCCACCAGGCGCTTGACGAGGGCAGAGCCGATGAAGCCGGCACCACCGGTCACCAGGTACTTCACGGGCGGCCTCCTGGGGGCTGGGGACTGCCCGTCAGGTTAGCAGGCTAGACCTGCCGCCACGGGGCAGAGTCCGCGAAGTCACCAGTCACATGGCCACCCTGAAGACTCGCCGGCCCAGAGTTGTCATCGAGCTTCACCCATGCCGCGACAGGAGCGTCGGAGCACGAGTCCCATGGCTGCCCGTCCACGGATGGAGTCGAGGTGATGGGCGAGGAGACTGGCTGAGCCATCGCTATACCTGCTTCCAGAGCCCGTTGTCAGGAAAGTCTTCGCCAGTGCGCCGGCCCGTGTTCAGGTCCACCGCGCCGGCCTGGATCTTGTCAAACCCGGCCAGGGGAGCCTGGCTCGACGGCTCGTAGTAAGCCTCCTGGTAAGGATTACTGCTGACGTGCGGCGGCTCGGTGATCGTCCGCAGCGGCGGGATCTCGTGGGCTGGGTTCGCCGCGTCGGGTGGCATCGGCATGGAGGCCATCAGACTTCCTTCCACTCGCCGCCGATGGTGATCGCCTGGAAATTCCCGCCGCCATCATTTCCATGCGAGACGGGAACATGCTGCTGCTCACCGGGATGCACGACAGGGAACTGAGTGCTGTTGGTGAATTCGGGCAGTGGCAGGTTGTCCATCCGGTCGGGCACCGGGATGATCCCCGCGCTGCCCGGCGCGGACATCGACCACTTGCGGTCATCGGCCGTGGTGTTGCCCGCACCCATCGAGCTGGGCACAAGGTTCGACATGAGCCTGCCGGTGAGGTCTTCCATCAGGTGCCCGGCCCGCTGTGCGGCGGGTGCTTGCTGGTGTGCTCGGTGCCGTTGAGCCGGCCGCCGTACATCACGCTGCCCGCACCGGTCTGGAACTGGCCGCTGCCCGGGATGGGAGTGTTGCCTTCGACGCCGGGCATGTTCCAGCCGGGGCCGTAGGAGTTGTCGTTGGCCTGCGTCCAGTCGGCTTCACCGGAGATCGAGTCGTGGACGGTGAGCTGCTTGTAGCCGGCACCGCTCGCCTCGTTCCACGAGCCCGGCTCATCCACGACCTCGTAGATGCCCTTGTAGAAGGTGGGCTTGGAGACAACGATCGTGTCCGGGCCACCCGCCAGGTCGCGGCCGATGCCCTGCGTGCCGGGTGCCCCGGTGCCGTTGAGGGACACGCCAGTGAAGGTCTCACGGCTGGGGTACTGGCCGGGCTCGTTCGTGTCGCCCTGGTCCACGTCGCTGGAGGTGGGCGAGCCGCCGGCCGCACCCGAGCCAAAGCTCTGCTCGGGCAGGCCGAAATCACTCCACTCCGTGGTCGGGTACTGGCCCGGCTGGTTCACAGAGCCGCTGTTGTAAGTTGCCATCCCTCAGCCTCCGCTGTGGTGATGGCCCCCGCCCGCCGGCCCGATGGAAGAGCGGGCGGGGGCCACGTACTAAGTTGCCGGCCCCTGGAAGAGCTTAATCGCGCCGGTCTGGTCAACCAGCGTGCCGTCGCCACGGATCAGGGCGCGGAAGGCGACCAGGTCCGAGCCGAACAGGAAGTCGTCCGACCGCTCGAAGCGGACCGGGCCGACGATGCGGACGAAGAACTGGCTGAAGTCGCCGAATGCGACCGACTTGCCACCAGTGACCACAGCTGGCATGAACGGGTCCGCCACCAGTGGCTTGCCGAGCAGAAGGTCAGGCGATCCGAGGACCATCGACGGCTCCCAGATCGGCCGCGACTGGCCGTCCAGCAGCAGCCGGAAGCCGCCGACCGCCGCGTCCCTCGCCAGCCAGTAGCAGCTCTTGCTCTGACGGTAGGGAGCGATGACGCTGTACTCCAGGTTGACCAGGTCGCTGTACTGGGCAGCGCCACCCTTGGCGGTCGTGGTACCGGTGACACCGACCGATGCGGTGGCGATCAGGCCGTTCGGCATCGTGGTGCCGGTGCCGGTCACCAGGTCGGAACCGAACTTGTTGCCCAGCGCCCGGCCGGACTGCATGGCCAGGTACCCGACAAGGTCCACACCCGAGTCGTCCAGCAGCTCGCGGGCTACCTGGAGCAGGATGCCGTACTTGAACGCACCCAGGGTGACCAGGCCGAACTGCGGGTCCGACTGGGCGATGTTGCCGGCCTGGGTGGTCAGCGTCGCCGACGAGTGCGCAGTCGTCTTCGGGATCTGGAGGTTCTCGCCGCCGGCCGTGTTGAGCACGGTCGGGCCGGTCTGGAGAATGCCGCTGACCTCGATCAGGTGGGCGATCAGCTGGTCATAGAAGTCGGTCGGGACCAGGTTCTGGCCCGAGCCGGCGTTGGTGGACACCAGGGTCCGGTACTCAGCCTCGGCCCTGCGGACCTCGGCCAGGTTGACCGGGCCGTAGTTCCAGTTGATCCGGCTGTTGTCCGGGCGGGCCACCTCGTAGGCACCACCGGGAGCGTTACCCCGGGTGTCGCCGAGCAGGAACTTGCGCAGCTCGGTGTTGAGCAGCTTGATGGCCGGGTCTTTCGCCATCTTCTTGCCCTCAGCGTCGGCGTGCAGGCGGTTGAACGCCTGGTCGGCCTCGGCGGAACGCTGCTCAGCGTCGAGCGCTGACTTGATGCGGGTGTCGAGGGTGTCCATCTCCTCGTTGAGGACATCCCACTTGCCCTGCTCTTCTGCGGAAAATGCGCGGTTCTCGGTCGCCGCCGTGTCTGCCAGTGCCTTGCACTGCTCCCAGACGTTGAGGCGGCGGTCCCGAAGGCGCTTGGTGACCTCGCTGGCCATCGGCTCCTCCTGAGCCCGTAGGGATGGTGATCCCCGGCGGGCTCCAGCCAGGAGGCGGGGGAATTACCCCGGCCCTGCGGCCTATCTGGACGGGATGGCCTACTCCGTCCTAGTGGCGATCCTACCCCTCTTCATCCCA